TCAGTATTTAACTGAAGAATTGGAGATAAAAGATGAAAATATTAGCAATAGATCCCCGGAAATATAGAAAGTGCATATTGTATTGCAGATAGCAAAACATACCAGATAATTGAAAAAGGAAAAATCGAAAATGAAAAATTAAGTCTAGTAATACAACATGCAGAATATGACAAGATAGTAATAGAAATGGTAGCTTGCTATGGAATGCCAGTTGGTAAAGAAGTATTTGATACTTGTGTGTGGATTGGTAGATTTATACAAGAAGCATATGAGCTAGGTATAGACTGTGACTACATATATCGTAAAGAAGAAAAAATGAATTTATGCAATTCTATGAAAGCAAAAGACAGCAACATAAGACAAGCCTTAATAGACAGATTTGGAACAGCTGGAACTAAGAAAAATCCCGGTTGGTTTTACGGATTTAAGGCAGACATATGGAGTGCTTATGCAGTAGCTGTTACATACTTAGATAAAGAGAAAGGAAAATTAAAAAATGAATAAAAAGGATATTATAGATACAGTAGTTATCTTACTAATACTTATTAATTTAGTAATATTAGCTGAAATTAAAGGATATAAGTTAGATAAAAAACAAGTAGAAATAAATGAACTACAAAACAAAGTAGAGCAACAGACAGAGCTTATAGATGCTCTACAGCAGTAATGGGAGGTTCATATGGAAAATAAAATTGAAGTTGGGGAATATGTGAGAACCAAAAAAGGAAGAATTGACAAGGTCGAAAGATTTAGTGCAGGTCTTGGTATATGGCATTGTGAAAATGGAATGTGTATAGATGAATGCAATTGTGTAGGAACACACTTAGAAGATATAGTAAACCACAGCAAACAACCAATAGATTTAATAGAAGATAAAGATATAGTTGAAATAGAATTATCAGAAGAATTTGTAGAAAAAAAAGATAAAAAGAAACTTATACAAATAGGAGATATTTACACAAAAGAAACATTACAAAAAGATATTGATAATGGAATTATAACAAGAATTTTAACAATATTACCTTATAATAGATATATGGCTAATTGCTATGAAGTAGGAGGAGAAGAATAATGAGTGATTATGTAAGAAAAAAATGTGTAAGGTTTAAAATACCTCAAAATATAATAGATATAATAGACAAATTAAACAATGAAGATGAATGGTTAGGGGATTTATTACTAAAAGAATACAATGTTAAAGAAAATTATCATACTAAAAATGATTTTACAATTAATAGTGGATTGAATTATGAAAATAATGAATATGAGTACTTTTTAGATTATCAACTAGACTATGAATATGGAGCAAGTGGAGATTTTGAAAATGTAAGATTATTAACAGATACAGAATTTGAAAAGTATTCAAAAATGTTTGCAAAATATTTTAATGAAATAGGTAGAGATGAATTAAGATTAGTTCATTATTCTTACTATAATGGTTGTGATGAACCAAGTATATATGAATTAGAAGAAATTTAGGAGGAGAATATATATGTTAAAGATAGGATTCCATAGAGCGAAATATTATCACAGCCAGTGGTACTACTATATTATTCCCAGAAGATTAACATTAAAATGTAATCCTCCTATATATAAATGGCTGTGGTTTGTGATTAGTTATGAAAAAGGAGAATAGATATGTGTGAATACTGTGAAAAGATAATAAATAATAAAAAAATATTAGATATAGACAATGAAGATAAGAATTATATTTCAAAGAAAAAAATAGAAGATACAATAGAAGAATTGAAAGGTAAATTAAAAGATATATCTAAACGAAGAGAAAAATCAAAAACTAAAGAAGAAAAAACTGTGTTATGGTGTTTAGAAATTAGAACTGACGAAAGAATAAAAACATTACAAGAATTATTATAAATTACAAAACAAACAAAAACAGTAAAGTTTATATAAAAAATTGAGTAAAGTTCTCAAAAACAAGTACAAAATGTATTGAATTTGAAAAAGAAAGAGGAAAACATATGAAGATACCAAGAGTAGTAATAAAGAATAAACAAGAATATGAGTTTGTAAAAAGAAACAATGCAACAACGTTTCTATACCAAAATAAGAAGTACGGATATAAGGAAACGTTTAGTCTGTATCAACTAGGAGTGCTAAAACAGCAGATTGAACCACCAAAACTAACAGTGCATCCAGAGAATGTAAAGATATAAATATAGGAGGTACAAATGAAGCTTAGTAAAGAAGAATACAAAGAAGCAAAAGGTTGCTTAAAGAGATATAATTACAATCAAATTAAGTTGATGAATATAAGAGATGATATAATGAGTTTATGTGCTGTAGATGTAGATGGAATGCCAAAAGCTCCGTACTCAACATCAGATAGAGTATTAGACAGTGTTATTAAGCTACAAGAAGATTTAAATATTAAGGAAGCATCAAAAGAAATAAAGATTGTGAATCAAGCAATAGAGCTAATCAGCAAGAATGCAAAATACATATTTAAACATCAATATCAACTAGGACAAGATAAGTGGGACATCATAAATGAAGGTATGTCAGAAGGAACATATAAGCGTAGACATAGCGAGCTTGTGTATGCAGTACATAAAGAAATAAAAAAAGTGAGCCAAAAGTGAGACAAAAATGAGACTTTTTTGTCAAAAAAACGTGTTATAATTGTATCGTGGATAGATAGGTAAGACTATATAAACAGAAAAGGGCTAACAAAAAGTTGGCTCTTTCGACGTATTTCGACAACATTTGCAAAATAGATCATATATAATATTTCTGAGAAAGGAGGTGTTATATATGGAATTTGAAATGATTTGTGATGAATGTAAGCGTAAATATCATATAGTTTTAAAAGAAAATGAAAAAATAGCCAAAAACGCTACAGAAGAAAGAATAGATTTTGAAGAAACAGAATTAAAAGAAAACAATGTATTAAGTAAATGCCCATACTGTAATCACAAAAATAAATATTCTATAAGTGAATCGAACAAAAATTGGTATATATTATATACAACACAAATAATTAATTGTTATCCAAACACAGAACTAAACAAAGTCAAAGAGCTTTTAGAAGACATCAAAAAAGAATGTTACAATGAAGAGAATATTTATATAAAAAAAGATATTGAAGAGTTATCTGAGATAAAAGTGACAGAAATATTGGCAAACAAAAATAATACATTCATAAAATTAGAAGACTTTAATAAAGCAATACAAGAAATAAAGAAATCATTAGAATAACAAAAAGAGCTTATCAAACGATAGGCTCTATTATTTATGCTATTAACTGATACTAGATAAGTTGATATATATGTTGCTACTAGGCACACTCCTTTCATAAGATTCGTATATACAAGGCAATTCTAGTTAAGCCTTAGATATTTTGGAATGGTGAAAAGGTATCACAAGAGGCTTTGAACCTCTAGTTTTTAGTTCGAATCTAGATTCCAAAACCAAAGCTTTTACTCTTTTGGCGATGCTAGATGTAATTACAAAGAGCGGTTTACTATTATACGAGAAAAAATGGCGGTGTTAGTAATTTATCCGAAACGCGAAAATTATAAATCTAGGTTATAGGTAATTGCTCCGTTCTAGTATAGGAGCCCCTAGTGCCGTAAAATAGTATAAAGTGATGTGCAGTTACATCATTTTCTAGTATTTTATAAAATAACGAAAGAGGTGTTGTTATGACTAATCAAGAAAGATATGAAAAATATGTAAAAGAAAATTGTAAGAACTGTGAAAACAAAGATAAGGACTTATGCGAGATAAGAATATCTGCCTTAAATGACGTAGTCATAACAAAGTGTGCGTACTATGAAAGAAAAGATTAATTATACGAACTGTATGAAATACAAGTGTGAACAATGCAGATATAACAACCAATGTGAGAAGGAAGAGAAAAGGTATGAAATTCAAGATAAACAATACAGAGTGGACGATAGAAGAAGTAGACGAAGCCACAATAAATAATGAGATGAAAAATAATGGAACATTAGGAGTAACGATATATAAAACTCAAAAAGTAATGTTACTAAAAGATCAAGCAAATATAATTAAAACATTAAAGCACGAACTAACTCATGTGTGGTTATACGAATATGGACATAATCAAAATGAAGATAAAACATTTAGTTATGAAGATGTATGTGAAGTAGTAGCAAGTAGTAATGATTTTATAAATGAAATAGTGAGACAATATAAAGAAAAAATAGGTATTAAGATAGAACAAAAAATAGAAAATATTTTATTAAATGGAGTGCCAATTTTTAAATATTGTGAGAGGTAAAAAAATGAATATAAATAAAAACATAAATAAACTATTATATGCTTTATCTATAAAAGGACAAATATACAAAATAAATAGTTTTCAATTTTATAGTGAAAAGAATAGTAAATATTGTACTAAATATCAAATATTAAAAAAAGAACAAGTAGAAATATATAACGAAGAAACAGATGAAATTGAATTACAAGACAGATATAAACAAAAAGAAGAATGTTATAGCAAAGTAGATGTAATGAAATATTTAATAGAAGAATACAGAAAAGGAAGTGAGGCAGATGGAAAATGAAAACATAGAAGAAGAATACAATTTATTAACAGAGATGCAAAAAAGATTTATTGATTATTACATAGAGACTGCAAATGCAACAGAGGCTTGTAAAATGGCTGGCTATAAAGGAAAAAATCTTAATAGAATAGGTTCACAAAACTTGTCAAAACTAGACAAATTTATAAAGATAAAACTTCAAGAAAAAGAAAACCAAAGAATAGCCTCACAAGATGAAGTATTACAATATTTAACAAAAGTAATGCGAGGGGAAGAAAAAGATCAATTTGGATTAGATGCTTCATTACAAGATAGAACCAAATGTGCAGAATTACTTGGAAGAAGATATGGTACATTTAAAGAAAAAGTTGAAGTGGCTGGGAATATACCAGTGGTGATAACTGATGATATTACAGAGTAAAATAACAAATAAAAACGCCCAGCAACAAATAAACAAATTATCATTACAGAGTATAGTTGGAAAAGGGTATGCAGAATATTGGCACTGTAAATGTAGATATAGAGTGTGCAAGGGCTCAAGAGCAAGCAAAAAATCAAAAACAACAGCATTGTGGATAGTATGCAATATGATGAAATATAAAGAAGCTAACACTCTCGTAATTAGAAAGACATTTAGAACATTAAAAGATAGTTGTTTTACAGAATTAAAATGGGCAATACATAGATTACAAGTAGATAATTTCTGGGAAATTAAAGAAAGCCCATTAGAAATGACATACAAACCTACAGGACAGAAAATATATTTTAGAGGTTTAGATGATCCATTAAAAGTAACATCAATATCAGTAGATATTGGTGTTTTATGTTGGTTATGGATTGAAGAAGCATACGAAATAACGAAAGAGTCTGATTTTGATGTAATAGATGAAAGTATAAGACGGAGAAGTTCCAGAGGGATTATTTAAACAAATAACAATAACATTAAATCCTTGGAATGAACATCATTGGATTAAGAAAAGATTTTTTGATGCTAAAGATGATGATATATTAGCAATGACAACAAATTATCTTTGTAACGAGTGGCTAGATGAAGCAGACAAGAAAGTGTTCGAAAGAATGAAAAAAAATAATCCTAGAAGATATCAAGTTGCTGGTTTAGGTAATTGGGGTATAGTCGATGGATTGGTTTATGAAAATTGGAAAGAAGAAAAATTTGAATTAAATACAATAAGAAACTTAGATAGTGCTTTTGGATTAGACTTTGGTTATACAAACGACCCAACAGCACTATTTTGTGGTGCAATAGATTTAAAAAACAAAAAGATTTATGTATATGATGAAATATATCAAAAAGGAATGAGTAACAAAGCAATATATGACCAAATAAATCAAATGGGCTATTCAAAAGAAAAGATAACGGCAGATAGTGCAGAACCAAAGTCAATAGATGAATTAAGGGGATTAGGTTTAAGACATATTACAGGAGCGTTAAAGGGAAAAGACAGTATAAACAATGGTATTCAATTTATACAAGATTTTGAAATAATAATACATCCTAAATGTGTAAATTTCATAACAGAAATAAGCAATTATACTTGGGATGAAGACAAGTTTGGAAACAAAATAAATAGACCAATAGATGATTTTAATCATTTGATGGATGCAATGAGATATGCAGTGGAAAAATATATAAATCAAAAGAAATTACAATTTGGTTATAACAATATAATGTAAAGGAGAAAAATAATGAGTTTTGTAGAAAAAATACAATATAAAGATGATTTTTTAAGCGAAAAAAATATAAACCAAAACATAAGTATATTATGGGGAAAAGCATTACCAATATTTATGCACAGAAAATATTTACAAGATAGATTTACGAGAAAGTATGACAAAAAAGATGTTGTTGTTGCATTAGAGTATTATATAAGTATTATTGCGGCAGGGTATTTTGGAGGAAAAGAACCACAATTTAAAGTAAAAAATATAAACAAAACACAAAAAGGAATTTTGAATAAAATATTTAAAAGAGTCTTTGGAGAGAAGAATGATTCGGAAGACTATCAAGCTATTATTGATTATATTTCAAAATATAATGACAATGGTAGCTTTTTTTATGACTGTGTTCTTGACTATATTACTACTGGAGCATGCTATGGATTAGTATACGAAAATAAGAAAAATGAAGAAGTATATGCCAATGTTTCAAGTCTAAATACAGTTGCTATATGGAACTATGATGTACCTGGTACAAAAGTGGGACTATTGAGATGCTGGTACGAAAATACAGAGACAGGTGGAATTGAGACACATCTAGAAATAATAACAAAAGACTATAAAAAGCAATTTATTGATGGAGTAGAAAAGAAGGTTATTACTGAAAATGCTGAATATAAGTTTGAAGAAGTAGATGGTAGCAATAAACCAGTAAGGTGGACAGACCTGCCATGCTTTGCGGTAGAGAACCCTTATGGAATGGCTTTTTTCGAAAACGTTGTAACTTTGATAAATAAAAACGAAAAAGTAATTGAAAATAATGCAAATATTTTCGACTATAATGATAATGCAAAACTAAAAGTGACAGGATTTTCACCAACAAACGATCCTCTAATACCATTACTGAATGAAAAAGGTGAAGAACAAAAAGACGAAAATGGCAATACAGTAATGACAAAAAATCCAGCAAGAGTACAAGAAGATGAAGCTGTTTTAAATGCAAAAGTATTCTATACTCCAGATAAAGACGGGGATATTGATTGGATTATAAAAGATATAAATGATACTGCATCAGAAAATCATAAAAAAACATGCTTAGATATGGCTCTTATGATTTCTGGAGTGCCCAATGTAACAGACCAAGGTTTTACGAATGCAGACAATGCGGCGGCGTTAGAAAAAAAGTTTTTTCCATTAGAACAAGTATTACAGCAAGCACATCATTTATTTAGAAAAGAGTATTTAAGAATGTGGGAAATGATAACTGCAAGAATTAATCTAAAAAAAGGTAAAGAATATGATTTTAGAGATATTGATGTTATATTAATACGTAATTTGCCTACAGATACTGAAAGTTTGACAGATTCTTGGTTGAAATTAAGAGGACTAATAAGTGACAAATCAATTATAAGTCATTTACCATTTGGATTAGATGCAGAATCAGAACTTGCAGAAATGGACAAACAAAACCAAGAGAATATTCAAAAAAATTTAGAAAACATGGTCAAAGCAGAAGAACCTAATCAATCCAACAACATTAATGAAAAAGTAGGTGATATAAGTGAAAATATGGAAGTATCACGACCAACAAATGCAAAAACTGAAGATAATATATCAAAAGACAAGCAAACAAACTCAAAATAGACTGCAAGAACTATTTGATACATTTAATTTTATATCAGAGAATATCTATAATATTGCAGATAATAAAACTAAAAAAAGAATTAATACATACATTGAACAATGGAAAGAACAAGGACTATTAAAAAATAATAATTACTTTACTGTACTGGCAAACAATATATATAAAAGAACACGAGTAAAGAATAGTGAAATACTAGAATTGCTTATTTATAGTGCATACATAGAAGAACAAAACAAACTTGAAGAGCAAGAAAAGCAGATAATGCATGAAGACACAAATTATTATTATGAAGAAGGACAAAAAGAAGTTAATAAAAAGAAAAAGTCATCAATAATTCCGATGGCTTTATTTCTTGCATTATTAGACCAACCTAATTATAGTCGGATTAACTTGGAAACAATATATTGAAACAACAATACAATATAATGCACAACAAATATATAAACAAGTAATTTTAAATATGCAACAACAAAAAGACCTAAAAATCGATTCTAGTGAGTTTCAAACGATAATAAATAGACAAAATAATCAAAGACTTAATATAAATGACGATAAAATATCAGGTTATATGGACTTGACAATGATAGGATTAAACAATTTAGCAAAAGTGGAAGGCATAAAGTCAGTAACAGAAGATAATACCAAAGTTAGATTTATAGCAGTAGAAGATGACAAAACAACATTGATGTGTGATAGTTTGAATAACCAAGAATTTTATATTAACAAAGAAAATATATTTGATAGATATTATGGAGAAAATCAAAAAGAATTAAGATTACAAAGAATTAGATGTAATGGATTAGTTTTAGGTTTAAATCTTCCACCTATACAGCATCATTTTCATTACTGCCGTTCAACTATTATATACAATAGTAATTATACAAGTGAAGATTTTAGAAATGGAAATGTTTTAGGAGAAGAACAATATAAATCATTAGAACAATATCTAAAAAGTATGTCTTATAAAATTAACTCAAAATTATACAATAATGAAACTTTATCAGAAGAAGATAAGGAATATATACAGAATTTAGATAATGCATTAAAAGGAATGCCAATATATAAAGGATGGGTTAAAAGATGTATATACGTAAGAGATAGTGAAGATGTATCAAAAGTATTATCAATATTTGATAATGAACAAAAAATAGGACATTGGAATAGTTATATATCTTCATCATTAGGTGTATATGACACAAGCTTCAAAATGATAATGAAAATAAAATCTAAAACAGGAAGAAATTTATCTACTTTAAATGATGAAGGTGGAGGAGAAATATTGTTTATGAGGAACACAGACTTTCAACTAATTGACATAAAAAATAAAAATGGTATAATATATGTTAAATTGGAGGAAGTATAGTATGGAAAATCCAGATAGAAAAATAGAATTAACTAAACAAGAAAAAAGAAGTAGTTTAAAAGCACAATTTTGGAATGATAAACAAGAAATAGATAAAAATACACCACTTATGAGAAAAATAGAAAAAATATGTAAAAATATAGATTTTAAAAATTAAAAAAAGCACTTACTTAAAATAGTAGGTGCTTTTATTATGGAAAGAAGGTGAAAAAATGAACTATAGAGCAAAATATTTAGCAGTAGATGAAGAAAAAAATAACAGAATACAACGTATAAGAGAATGTTTCTCAATTATCTATGATGAAATTGATTTAAAGTGCAAATCAAGCAGAGAAACATCATTAGCATTAACAAAATTAGAAGAAGCACAATTTTGGGCTATAAAAGGAGTAACAAGGGAGGAAAAATAATATGTGGTTATTAGTTTTAATATTAAGTATTAAATTACAAATGCCAACTTGGTATTGGATTATATTTACTATAATAACAATATTTAGGCCATTTATAGGGCTATTTTGTAATATTATAGAGAATGAAATAATAAAAACAACAAATAAAATTGATACACCAGATAAAGTATTAAAAGATACACTGGAGCATTCAATTAATAAATAAGTTATTAACATTTTATAATTATAAATTTTAGACGTAGACGTACGTCTATTTTTTATGCCTTTTTACTGATTGCAGGCTATAAAGAACAACAGAATATAAACGCAATGGCTGGGGCTTAAGCAATGGCTGGGGCAAAAGGAGTAAAGAATGGAAGGACAAGATAATAATCCAAATAATGCTAATACTGGGGCAAATAATGAATCAGTGGGAGCAAATAACCAAAACAATACAGGAGCAAACAACAATCCTGTTACATTTGATGATTTTCTAAAGGATGGAAAGAATCAAGCAGAATTTGATAAAAGAGTTCAAAAAGCTATAAATACGGCAAAAACAAACTGGGAAGAAATGATGAACAGTGAAAAAAGCGAAGCTGAAAAGTTAGCTAAAATGAACAAAGAACAAAAGCTTGAATATCAAGCACAAAAAGAAAGAACAGACAAAGAAAAAGCACTTGCGGAATTAAATGCTTATAAATTGAAAGAACAGGCAACTAAAATAGCAAGTGAAAAAGGATTGGATATCTCTTTATTAACTTTCTTTAACTTTGAAACAGTAAAAGCAGAAGAAATCAATTCAAAAATAGAAGAGGTTTCAAATGCATTTAATAAAGCAGTAGAAAAAGCTGTAAATGAAAGACTAAAAGAAGATACTCCAACTCAAAAGTCAGGTATTGATACACAAAATAAATCAATAGCTAGAGCAAGTTATTAAAAAATAGGAGGAATTAAAAATGGGAGAAATTACACAAGAAGCATTAAATATAATGCTACAAGATGGCAAAACAAAAGATAATTTAAAACAAGTATTAAGTGGAGTACTAGAGAATGTTGCATCAAGAGCAATATCAGAACAAATCAAGGCAAAGAATGGTTCTGGAAATCCAGAAGGTGGAGTGATTGAATATAAAAGATTTGTAAATGCAGAATTAAAAGATAAAGGAACTGCAAGAGCTGCTGGAAAAGGCGATAAAGTAAAAGCTAAACCAGTAAAAGTTGTTATTGATACAGACAAAGAAATTGTTGAAGAGTTACAAGGAAAGGATGTCAAACTTTATGGAATTGATGGTATGGCAGAAAAAAGAAAAGTAAATCATCAATCAGCTATTATAAGATATTTAGATAGAGAGTTCTTTGCTAAAGTATTAAAAGGAACAGAAGTTCCTGCAAAAGATAATATCCAAGATACTATTGATACTTTACTACAAAAAGCAAGAACTTTAAAGAATGACTTTATTGATGGTATAGAGTCTGATTTATTGGTTATTGTTGTAGATAGTGAATACAGAAAAGGAATGAAAAAAATTCTCGATGATTTACCAAATGGAACAGATCCAAAAGAGCAAGCAATTGGTATGTATGATTCTGTTAGAGTTTATGAATCAACAAGATTACCAGATGGAGTAAAAGCTGTTGTAATGATGGATGGAGCTATTGCTCAACCATTTTATGTTTCAGAATATGAGGCAGAAAAAGTACCATTTGATGATGCTGTAGCATTAGAAGATTTCTTATATAAGGGAACAAAAGCTTTAATGGAAGATACAATATTCTATGTAACAGATGCTAAACTTGCAGAGTTAACTGTAACATCAGTAGCAGGAACTTCAACAGGAAAGACAAAGTTAACTGTTACACCTACATTAACTTCTGGAAACAGCTATAAATATAAAACAGCAGCAAATCCAACAATGCCAGAATATAACGCTGTTTGTACAACAGGATATACAGCATGGAATGGCACTGACGAAATAACAGCGACAACTGGACAAAAAATAGTAGTTGTCGAAGTTGATTCAGCAAATAAGGCTAAAAAAGCAGGAATAGCAACAATTGCTTCAATGGCTTAAAAATAGGAGGCAATAGAAATGGCAGAAACCAGTAATATAGATAAAATAATAGCTGATTTGGGAGCTAATTATAAAGATGACAAAAAAGTCTTAGAAGAAATATTAGAGGAAGTTAGTTCTATTGCCTCTGATATTTCTAACAGACAAAAAAATGACGAAAAATTATTTCCATATGTTAAGAAAGCAACTAAAGCAATCTATCTGTCAAGGGGTGCAGAGGGCTTAACGAGTCGAAACGAGGGTTCTATTTCAACATCGTTTGAAGATATTATAGATAAGTTAAGAAATGACATTATAAAATCTGGGCTAAGGAGGATTAAGTAATGTTATTGCGAGATTTAACAAAGGTATATATATCAGAGTATGAAGAAAAAGAAGACCACGGCGAAACTGAAAAGAAATGGAAATACAAAGGTATAGCTTGGTTAAACACGCAACAAGATGTTAGTGAATTAGACAGAAAATCGACTGGCGAAGTCGATTATAGCACATATAAAGCTCGTACGACTAAAGATTATGATATACAAAAAGGAGACGGAATATCATTTAAAGATATCTCGGAATTAGAGGAGTTTAAGCCTCAATATAAAGTGACCGATAAAAATAAAATTGGAAGTACTTATTTGTATATATGTGAGAAGGTGCAAGAATGATAAGTTGTAAAATTAAAGTGAAACATAATTTCAAGAATATAAATGCTATAACTCAGAGATTGCCACAAATAGCCAAAGATATAACTGAAGATGTACTAAAAAACATTCGAGGTTATGCAATAAGACTAGAAAAGGGTCATAATGAAGGTGGTATATTAGTCGAAATGGTTGATATGTCAACTAAAGAAGTGAAGGGGCATGTTTATGCGGACCCTTCAAAATTTATGTCTAATGGAGTCTCGTATCTATTTTTTGAATATTTTGGAACGGGTGCAAATGCGGAGATGGAACATGTGGGAAAATCAAGACACTTTATAGAAAGTGGCTATACTGAATGGTTCATTCCTGTTTCTAAGGTGGAAAAGGCACTGGGCTATCCAATAGTAAACATTCAAGGAGTAGATTTCTATATTGCGCATGGAATGAAAGCAAATCACTTCATGGGTGATGCTAGTTTCCAAAGTAGAGAAGAGAATGCAGATATTGTAAAAAAGAAAATAGAAGCAATGCTGAAGGTGGTATGTAAATGAAAGATTTAAGTATAAAAGAATTTAGCGATTTAGTGTATGACAAGCTAGATTCATTAAAATACAAACAAATACTAACAAATCCAACAACGACGAGTAAGTTCCCTTGTTTGGAATTACATACACCTTTAAAATCTGTGAATTTGACAGAAAATGCATTCCCTATTCGTTCTACATTCCAAATATCTATAACTTGTTGGAATGAAAAGCAACGCCAAGCTATGCAAATGACAGATGAAGTTGATACAAAACTTCAAGAATATAATTTTATAAGGACAAATACCAGTCCAGCAGTATATGACTCTATACTGCAAAAATACGGTATAACGATAACATTTGAGGTTCGTTATAATTCAATAACGGCCTCTTTTAATTTAAAATAAGGAGGAATTTAAAATGGGAGATGGACAAGAAACAGAAAAAACAACAACACCACAAGTAGCAATGAAAGCGAAAGTGTCTTATGCAACAACATTAACAGGAGATAGAACTGATATAGGTTACGTTCAAAAAGTAGGACAACTAAAAACATTAAAAGAAGGACAAACATATAGTGCTTTAGATTTAGAAGAAGAAAGAATGGCAAAAGGAAAAAGAAAAGCAGAAACTGTTGACATAGAAATGATGTTTATACAAAAAACGCATAAAGCTATTCAAGCGATTGCTGATGCAGATACAACAATATTCTTATTTTTAGAATATCCAGAAACAACAGCATCAGTTGCAAATAAGCCATTAGTTCAGTCAGTAAAATGTACTGTTGATATAGCAGGTCAAGAAATGAACGATGGAGACTTTATAAAAGATACAATGAGAGTATATAAAGAGTCAAAAGTAGTAGAAACAGACGGATATCCAGTCGAAGGAGATTCAACAAAATTTTAATTAAAGAGAAGGTATAATCCTTCTCTCTTTTGCAAAGGAGAGAAAATAAATGATAATAGAAACAAAAAACAAAACGATTAATTTAGTACTAAAAACAAGAAAAATAGTAGAAATAGCTAATCTACTAAAAAACAAAAACTTTGAAGAAGCTTTTACAAAAGCATATTCAGAATTAGATATGGAAGCATTATCAAAAATAATATTTAAGTTAGCAGAGAATGAGGATGGGAAAAGCGCATTTGAAACATCTGGTGAAGTGTATGATTTTATAGATGAATGCAGAGCAGATGGCATAACAATTAATGATTTATATGGGAAAGTTGCAGAGGCATTGAACGAAGAGGGTTTTTTCAAAAAGAAGATGTCGAAGAAAGAACTAAAAGAAATGACATCAAATCCATTATCAACACTGAATATGAACGAGTTAATTCGAAAATCAGCAGAAGTAGCAGTAAGCAAAATGGCAGAACAGGTTATATCAGAAGCTTAAGAGAAATAAACACAAGAATAAAAGAATCAAGCAATGTAGTAGAATTAATTGAGTCTTTAGCAATATTAGCATATTATTTAGGAATGAAACCAAACGAATTTTGGGACTGTAAATATTCTGAAATACAGAAATATTGCCAAGCTAATTTAGCAAGAAAAAATGACAATCTTATAGAAGCAATAGATTTACAAGAAGCAGTAACCAACAAATTAATAGTAGGTAACTGTATGAATCCTAATGCTAAAATAATATTGATTAGAGATAGTTATAAAGAACTTTTTGATACTCAAGAAGAAGAGCAAACCTTAGAAGAACAAAAAAGGCTTTTCAAAGGGTAAAGTTAGCAAAAAAAATAAATTTATATTGTTCGACAAAAAATGACAGACTTCGACAGATGTAATGTGTTAAACTTCTTTTATAATTATAATAAAAGGAGGAGCTTTAAATGGAGAAAAAGAAAAGTGGATTTGGAACAGCTAGTTTAGTATTAGGAATAATAGGAGTTTGTACATCATTTATCCCAATTGTAAACAATGTATCTTTTATCTTAGGCTTGATTGGAGCAATATTTGCAATAATATCACTAATCAAGAAAGCTAGCAAAGGTCAAGCTGTAGCGGGAATCATTTTATGTATTTTGGCAATGGTTATTACATTAAGTGCACAGAAGGCTTTAGGGGATGGACTAAATGAAGTTAGTAGTAATTTTGATAAGGCAACAGGAAATAGTACTGAAGAAGTTTTAGCTAATGACGTAGATGTACAGTTGGGAAACTTTGAAGTAAATAAAGGAGGATATGGTCTTACAGAGACCAAACTTACTATCAAAGTAACAAATAAGACTAACGATAAAAAGTCATTCAGTTTTCATATAGAGGCTGTTGATAGTGATGGTTCGAGAATCAAAGAAGATTATGTTTATGCAAATGATTTAGGCTCAGGACAAAGCCAGAATTTTGATATATTCACATACGTTTCTTCAGATAAAATTGATGCAATGCAAGAAGCTACATTTAAAATTGTTGAAGCATCGATGTATTAATAAGTTAAAAAATAAAATATAGACACTTACATTATGTAAGTGTCTATTATTATGCAAAAAATTGAAAGAAGGGAGGAATTTAAATGACTGTAGAAGAAATAGAGATAATAGTAACTGCAAAAGTAGAAGAAGCATTAAAAGAGTTTCAAAAAATATTACCTGCAATGCAAACTGCAATAAAACAAACTCAAGAAGAACTTTCAAACGTTGATATGTCAAAGTTACAGAAAGCAGTAAAACAACAAATGCCATTATTTAAAAAGCAAATTAAGAACTTAAAAAAGAGTATTGAAAACGATGATATATCTATAAAAATCAATAATAAAGATGCAAAAGAACAAATAACTCAAACCCAAAAGCAAATAGACAGTCTACAAGAAAAAATAAATGCCCGAAAGTTAAAATTAGACTTTGTTAAACAAAATCTAGATAAAATGTATCTTGATAATAAAAATACTGATGGTAGTGTAAAGGAAAATTTAGGGGAAAATACTGAATATATAAAATTAAGTGAGCAAGAGAAAGAATTAAACAAAGAAATACAAACTTACAATAAATTATTAGAAGATGCAAAGAACGGAATGACTGAACTTAAGGAGGTAAGCAGCTCAAGTGAATCACAAGGACCATGGGATAGTCTTAAAGACAAAATAGCATCAATAAAACCAGTAATGGCAACAATTAAAGAAGGTTTCAAAAATTTATTTACTGGTAATTGGTATGACACAGATCCTTTCGACATGGGAGAATCAGAAAATCAAATAAGATTAATAGATTTGAAAATCGATAAAATCGAAAACAAAATAAGAGATTTTCAATCAGGGAAAATTACATTAAGTGATGAAGATATTGCTAAAGCAGAGGTAGAACTTGATGCCTTATATCAAAAAAAAGAAAAAATAGCGAATGACGATTCTACATCTACGGGCTTCTTTCAAAACTTTTCAAAAGGAATAAATAATGCTAGTACTCAAATAGGAGCATTTTTTAAAAAGTTTAAAAGCGGATTTAATATAGGCGATAGTATAAAATCAGGAGTAAAGCAAGTTGCGAAATATGCTTTAGCTCTTTTTTCATTAAGAGGAATATATTCAATATTAAGTAATTGTGCTCAAAGTTGGTTATCAAGTCAGAATGCACAAGCAAAACAATTAAGTGCAAATATTGAGTATATGAAATATGCGATGGGTAGTGCATTAGCTCCAGTAATTCAATTTGCAACAAATTGCGTTTATCAATTATTAAAAGCAGTTCAATCAGTTATATATGCGTTATTTAGAGTAAATATATTTGCCAACGCAAGTGCGTCAGCATTTAAAAATGCTCAAAAACAGGCTAAGAACACAAGTAAGAGTTTATCAAGTGTACATAGTGAAATTAATAATGTTGGAGACCATGATGGCAATACGAGTCCTAATATAGGAGATATTTCAAAATTAGATCCGTCAAATAATTTATTAGATGCTATAAAAAATGGTAATTGGTACGAAGTTGGAGCAATGATTGGGGGAAAGCTAAATGAAGCTATGAACAATATACCTTGGGAGAAGGTACAAAATACAGTTAAAAAGATTGGAACGAATATTACACAGCTTTTAAACGGGTTTATAGCAACAACTAATTGGAATCAAGTAGGAAATACCGTTGCTCAAGGAATAAATACAGCTATTTATTTCGCTCAATCGATTGTTCATACATTTAATTGGTCAAGTTTAGGTAGTGCTGTAGCTAATACAATAAATGGATTCTTCAAAAATACCAATTGGGGAGTTTTGGGAGACACAATAAGTACAGGCATTAAAGGTGCATTTAATGGAGTCACAGCATTTTTCAAAGACTTTGATTGGAGTCCTATTGTTCAAGGCTTAATAGATTTTATAACAGGCTTTAAATGGAATGACGTTGTGGATGCAATATTTAAGGCATTGGGTTCAGCATGTGCCAGTCTTGTTAATCTTGGAATGGTTATAGGAGAAAAGATTAATGAAGCACTTGAATGGTCAAAAGAATTTTGGCAAAAAGAAATTGAAGACTGCGGAGGAAATATTGTTCAAGGAATATTAAAAGGAATAATAGATCAAACATTAATGATAGGCGAATGGATATATGATCACATATTTAAGCCTTTCATAGACGGATTTAAAAATGCATTTGGAATACATTCACCATCTACTGTTATGATAGAAATGGGTGGATATATAATAGATGGTTTAAAAAATGGACTACTAGGAATATGGGATAAAGTAAAGCAACCATTTATTGATCTTAAAAATAATCTAACTAGTAAATTCACAGAAATAAAAAGCGATATTTCAAACTGGTCAAATAATACCAAAACGACAATTTCAAATTGGGGAAATGATGTAAAGAACAAGATTAGTTCAGCATGGAGCAATGCATCACAGAACGTAAATAACATTGTAAATTTTCTAAAAAACAATATTTCAACAGGATTAAATGGTGCTAAAAATATTGTTTTAAATTGGGGCGATAGCATAAAAAATACTTTTTCTAATCTAGGTAGAAATGCAATAACGTGGGGAACAGATTTAGTAAGTAATATGGCCTCGGGGATTAAAAACAACATACATAAGGTTACTAGTGCAGTAAATTCGGTTGCAAGCAAAATTAAAAACTTGTTAGGCTTCTCTGAACCAGAAGAAGGACCACTAAGCAATTTTCACACATATATGCCAGACATGATTGACTTAATGACTAAAGGAATCAAAGATAATGTCGGAAAGGTAAAAAATGAGATTGAAAATTTAGCAGGAACGATGTCTTATACAATAAACACAGAAGCAATACAGGGCATTTCTTCTACAAGTCCTAATATAAAACCAATAAGCATTCAATCTAATAATATGATAGGTATGTTTGAAGATGTGTTATCTAATTATGGAGGAAACAGTAATAATAGACCAATTTATCTAACAGTAAATGTTGGCAATAAAAAACTGGGACAAATATTATTAGACGACTTAAGAGACACAACAAGAAGAACTGGAAAAGATATAGAAGCTTTAGTAGGAGGATAAAGTTATGTTATGGAAATTAAATGGTAAAATAATGAAAACACCAAGTACATATAAAGATAATATAGAAGATACAGACAATGATAGTTATACATCAAAAGTAACAGGTGCATTAATAGACAATCCAATAGCAGTTCGGAATGCTAAAGCTCGAAATGTCTTGGGACTATTTAAGTGAAGAAGAAGCAGAAGAACTATTACAAGCAACATATCAAAACCCAATGGTAGTTACAGTAAAATGTCCGTCGGTTAAAGGCGGTATGTTAGAAAATGCTAAATTCAGAGTAAGCAAAAGAACAAGTGAAATGCATAAGACAGGATTAGATGAAGACACTTCCAAATCAAAATGGAAAGTGTCTTTTAATTTAATGCAAAAGGAATTAACGGCACAGCAAAAAGCAACAGTAAATAAAGCAAAGGGGTTGAGCTAATGTACGAAACAAGTGAAAAATGGAAACAAAATATATATGAAAACACAGTTTGTGCAATGAATATTTACATAGACGATGTATTAGTAAATCCAGACTATATTTTAGACTTTAAAAAGGGCGGAAATGCATTTGAAGAAGAGTTCTGCTTAGGTGGTACACCAAGCCAATACGTTGAAATGAAGCTATATAAAGATAAAATGCCAGAATCTCTCAAAAAAATAAGAGTGGAATATGGAATTTTAATCAATCATGCATTAACAGTAGCGGAAGTAAATGCAATGTTGGTAGGAACATTAAATGGAATACCAGTCAAAAGCTTAAGTAGTAATGATAGTAGTTTCGAAATGATACCAATTGGAATTTATAATGTAGATGATTACACAGACAATGATGATAATACAATAACAATAAAAGCACTTGATAATATGATTAAATTTGAATTTAATTATGATGGTAGTGAATTAATATCAAAAGGTGAAGCAACATTATTAGAAGTTGCACAAGATATCTGTAAAAAAGCAGGAGTAGAATTAAATTCTACTTCTTTTTTAAACTCAGATAAGAAAGTAGCTGTTTATGATAATACTGTAACCGCAAGGAAATATATAAGTTATATTGCAGAAAGTGCTGGTGGATTTGCCTGTATTGATAGAAAAGGAAAGTTATGCTTTAGAAAATTCTATCAAGATGAAACAGAAATTCCTCTTGAAATATTTGGAGAATATAAATGGGGTGAAGAATTTAAAATTTCAAAAGTATCTTATGAAGATGGAATAAGAAGTTTTAAATTTGGAGATGACACAAGAAATAATCTTTGGATAAATCAAGAAAATATGTACATTGTTGATGAAGACCAAGTTAAAAAAATCTACAACGAAATAAAGGATTTGACATCAAATACTTTCGAGGGTAAGACTGTAATAGATCCAGCAATAGATCTAGGAGACAAGATAGTTATAGACGGGAAAAATGTTATTTATCAAGGCGAAATGTCATTAGAAGGAAGCTTTATTGCACAAATATCTAGCAAAATACAGATAAAGCAAAAAGAAGAAACAACAGTAAAAAAAGAAAGCCAGAAAGTTGTAAATAGAAAAGTTCAAAGTAGAATAGATCAAGCAGAAGGAAAAATCGAACAATTAGTTGAAGAAACATCAGACCAAAGTCAAAAACTAACAAAAGTAGAACAAACAGTTGATAGCATATCTCAAAAAGTATCAGATATAGAAGACCTAACTCAAACAACGGAAGGAATAAAGACTGTAGCTTTAGCTAACTGCATAGAAGGCAATTTGTTAGAACTGCATATATATGGAAACAATACAGTATTTAATTATTTATTGCTAGATGATAAATTAACATTGAATGACAATTTGTATTTAGAGGGAGATGACCTCATAAGAGTAACTGATAAAGATAACAATATAAAGACATATTCATTAGGAATAACAGAGGCGTTAAGACAAAATAATGAAGTATGCGATGAATTTGTTTTAGAAAATGGACAAGCTAAGGTTATTAGAAGAGTAAATAAGAGTGGGTTAACGAAAGCAAAGGAAAGCGTAGAAAACTTAGGAAAGCTTGAAATATCTCTAAAAGAAGGAACTAATACAATTACAATAAACAATTATACAGCAAAAATAAAAGCAAAATATGTAATAAAAAGTGCATATTCAGATACTTTTGCAACAAAAGTAGAAATGAATAGCGAGATTAAACAAACAAAGGAATCAATAGATTTATCAGTAAATAAAAAGCTAGAAGATTACAGCACAACAACAGAAATGAATAGTGCTATAAGTTTAAAAGCTGGCGAGATTACGAGTTCAGTAAGTAAAACTTATGAAACAAAAGAAAGTGCAACAAAACAATATTCTAATATCAAACAAACAACGGATAATATAACTTCTGTGGTTGGAAAGAAGGTTGGAAGCAATGAAATTATTTCAAAAATTAATCAAAGTGCTGAGTCGGTATCAATAGATGCCAAGAAAATCAATATCAACGGAACTGTTTCAGCAAACGGGAATTTCTTAGTTGATCCTGATGGAAATATGAAAGCTAAAAATGGAACATTTTCAGGGAATATAGATGTTGGAGAAAATAATTATCTGAGGTCAAAAGACAGTAAAGGGAATATATTAATGCAAATTGATAAAAACGGGACAGATTATTATTTTAATAATGTGCATGTTGGAAAAATAGGAACTGATGGTATTGAGACAGATTCATCTAAAAGAGGATTGCTAATTGCAATAGATAAAGATGCATACTTCTTAGGGTTAGGAAAGAATGATGATGATGGGGTAACTCAACCAATTTATACTTGGTACAATGTATCAACTGGCGACAATGGAACTTATGCAGCAAATACACAGGGAAGAGTTCAAATCGGCAATGCAAATTGGGGATTTCTTGTTTCAATCTTTAAGAAATTGCTTGTTCATGGAAATGTATATGCTGAATCTTTTGTTAATACATCACTAGAAAGTCAAAAGAAAAACTTTGAAAAATTAACATTAGAAGAAGCAATAGATATTTTAAATAATACAGATATATACAAGTATAATTTAAAGAGTCAAGATGATATCAAGAAAAAGCACATTGGATTTGTAATTGGTGATAATTTTAATTATTCAAGTAAGATAACAAGTGAAGACAATGATGGAGTTGATAACTATTCAATGACATCGGTGTTATATCCAATTGTAAAAGAACAACAAGCACAGATAGAAGAATTAAAGAAAGAAATAGAAACGCTGAAAGGAGAAAAAAATGATTGAAATTGACTTTCAAAATGGTAAAACGAAATTAAATAAAGAAATGTTTGATACTTTTCAAAATAATATAAAAATGGCTATAAATGATGCTATTCTAGAAGCTAAAAGAGCAGAAAATCCGGTTGGACATATAAGAATGGAAACAACAAATATTAATCCAGCCACATATTTAGGATTTGGAACATGGGTGTTATGGGGAAGTGGAAGAGTACCTGTTGGAGTCGATGCATCAGACAACGACTTTAAAACAGTCGAAAAGGCTGGAGGTTCAAAAACTGCAAATATCTCACATACTCACACAATAGCAAGTCATAATCACGGGGGAAACACTGGAAGTACAGTACTAACAGTAAATCAAATACCCGCACATACACATGATATTTGGCAGACTAGCGGAGGTTCTGCACAATCAGTGGAGGCTAATGCGTTGTCTGTAGCTACTGCTTGGAGTAAAACATTAAGAAACGTGGAAAATTTTGCAAAGAGTAAAGGTGGAGGTGCAGGACACACTCATACAATTTCTGCATCAGGACAACAAACAACAAAGTCTGCAGGTTCTACATCACTGTCGTTATTGCAACCATACATAACTTGCTATATGTGGAAAAGAACAGCATAGGAGGTTTAAAATGAGCGAAACAACTAATTTAAAATTATTTAAGCAGGACAATCCAACGACAAATACAAATAATTTTGATATTGAAAAAACATTAAATGAAAACTGGGACAAGCTAGATGAAAATGCTGGAAGTGTAAACAAAAAAATAAACAATTTAGAAGAAGCCAATTCAGAAATAAAAACAGATGTAGATGCATTAAAAGCAGACAATGAAAATAATAAAACAGATATAACAAAATTAAAAGAAACAACAAGTCAAAATAATGAAACTATAACAGCAATACAAGAAGAACAAACAACACAGAGGGAAAATATAGAGAAAAATGCAGAGGGTATAGCACAGAATAAAAAAGATGTTGATGAAGAGTTGACTAAAATAAAAAAAGAAAATAGTTTGCTGAAGTCACAAATACCAACTGGAACAGCAAGTGGTAATAACATACATCTTGAAGATAGCTCAAATATGGATTTTGAGTGGAAGTTAAGAGGTTGGAGTAGGCAGGAAACTAGAAGTGGAAAGAATTTATTTGATAATACAGTAGAACCACAATTTATAAGCAATGCAAAAAAAGAGATAATAAATACAGGAGAAAGAATAATATTAACAGCTAAAACATTTTCTTATGCAATTTTTAAAGTTGAAAAGAATATTAGAGAATATGCTGGAAAAACAGTTAGGCTAAAGATGGATTTTTCAAAGTCGAATGCTAACCTTAATCCGAAATATGGAGTACTATTAGGTAGTAGTGACTATTCAAACAGAGAAGTAAAAGGGGAATCTACAGTAAGTGGTTATACAATAACTTTTAATTTACCATCAGAACTGGAAAACGAGAAAGAGTACTTATTTGTTCGACTTTATGCAACACAAAACAATGAAGGAAATATAGAGAATTATGTTGATTATACAAAAATAATTCTAACAATTGATAATGAAAATATGTCTTATGAAGCATTCGGTGTTTCTCCAAGTCCAGAATATCCAAGCAAAATTGAGAATGTAGGAGATAATATAAACTTATTTAATAAAAATGATACAAATTGTATATTTGATACTGCAATTTCAAATAATACTCTAGGAATAAAGGCAAGCGACACTTATAAAACTGTGTATGTTCCTTGTAAAGCTAATACAATTTATTCTATTTCAAAAAAATATGATGAAATAAAAAATATGTTAACTGTTGCATGTTCTAACGACATGCCAAATTATTCAAAAAAGGTAGAAAATTTAGGTGGCAGTGAAATGGCAACTAACTTAACAGTCACGACAAGTAATACGGCTAAATATTTATTGGCATATGTTTGGGTATCTGGAGGAAGTACTACATATCAAGAAATGCTTGATAGTATAAAAATAGAAGAAGGTATAAAAGCGACAAATTATTCTGATTACAATTGTGGAAGCGTCGGAGTAACAATAAGTAACAAGAATTTGTATAAAATAGAAAAAGTTATAAATGATACTAATTACTCAAAAATTATATATAAAGATGAAAATGGAAACGTAAGTTTTACAACAGGCGGAATACCTTTAATTATTGCACCAACAAAAACTAAAGAAAAAACTGAATATACATATATTTTAAAATGTAAATCAAATGTTACTACGGAGAATAACATAAATTTTACGGCAATTTATGAAGATGGAACAAGCGAATTGCTATCTGCAAACAAAAAGAAAGATACAAATGAATTTATAGTAAAATTCAAAACTGATAAAGAAAAAACTTTAGCATATGTGACCCAGCAATATACTAATAGTTCAAGAACTACAATAATAACAGAAGGCACAATGATACTAGAAGGAGATTATTTAAACTTAGAGGAATTGTATGAAATTCATCAAGAACAAGAAATATTATTCCCACTTGCAGAAGGACAAAAACTTTACGAAGGTAGTTATTTAGCTAAAGATGGGATACATAATAAGAGAATATCGATTAATGGCAATGAATATAAAAATACGGCGGGCATGAATAGAGCATATTCAACGGAGAATTATAATTGTTTTGATATTTATACAGGACTAAAATTTGTAAAAAGTGAAAACCAATATAAAACTATTGGAGCCTTATGTAATCAATTTAAAGAAAAGAATTGGGCAAGCTTTTGGCAGCAAAAAGTAAATGAAGAAGGTTTTTGTATAAATCAAGATAATCGTTCAACAATTTATATAAAAATAAGTAAAGAAATTTGCCCTGATATAGATACTTTTAAAAAATATATAGATGAGAACAATCTACTTTTTGAGATTCCATTAGAGCAAGAGGAAATAATTCCATATACTCCAGAGCAACAAGCTGTAATAGATAAAATACTATATACATATAAGAATGTCACAAACATTAGTGTAGACAACAAATTAGCAACGCTAGACATAACATACAAAAAGGACATTGAAACAATGTTTAATAATCAAGCAAAAGAATATAACGAAAGATTAAGCAATATAGAGAACTTGCTAAATACAACAGAGACAAGTGCTTTATTGCTAGATAATTTAGAAAATGATTTGAAAGAAGAGGTGTAATTAATATGAGAATATCAGAATTATTATTAAAATTAATTGAAAAGAAATATTATGTAGAGAAGGAGCAAATTGAGAATAAGCTAAATATATTTTATGCGATGAACAAGATTAGTGACGAAGAATATAGCTCATTAGTACTAAAAGCAGAAGAAGTTTATGCAGAGAAAACTGACGACATAACAGAGGAAACAATAGCAAGCACAGAAGAAAAATCGGAGGAATAATCTATGGAAAATATAACAATAGGTCAAATTGTTATAGCAATAGGAAGTCTGTCAACATTGGCAGGCTTCTTTTATGCAATATACAACTTTGTAAAGAAAACTGTATTAGATAAAATAAGTGCTAATACACAAAGAATAGAGAGTCTTGAAAAAGAAACGGAAAATCTCAAAAGAGAGGTTGCTGATAGTAAAGAAGAAAGATTAATTTTGTTAAAGGCTCAATTAGCCTGTCTGAAAGGACTAAAGGAGCAAGGCTGTGATGGTCCAGTAACGCAAGCAATTGGAGATATAGAAAATTATTTAATAAAGAAAACACATAATTAAAGGAGGGAAGATTATGGAAAAATTAAAGAAAATAGCAAAATATGCTACAAATATTTTAGCAATTATAAGTGCATTAGTTGCAGGAATTAATGCTGTAGATGGCATAACAATACCATATGCGATTCAAATAGTACAAATAATAGCTGTTATTCAAGGTGTTATTGGTACATATTTGCTAGGTCAAAAAGTTGTTACAAATAAGGAGGATAAATAGATGGAAATAATTGAAACTAACTTACAATTCAAAGATATGTTGACAAGAAAAGCAACACAAAGAATAATTTTACATCATGCAGATGCTAAAACGTGCTCGGCGGAGGATATTCACAGGTGGCATCTTGCTAACGGTTGGGCTGGAGCAGGATATCATTTTCTAGTTAGAAAAGATGGCACAATATACAGACTTCGTCCAGAAGATAAAGTTGGAGCTCATGCATATGGCTCAAACTATAATTCAATAGGAGTATGTTTTGAAGGTAACTACATGGAAGAAGATATGCCAGAAGTTCAAAAACAAGCTGGAAAGGAATTAGTTGTATACTTAAAGAATAAGTACAATATAACAACAGTACAGGCTCATAGAGATGTATGTGCTACATCTTGCCCTGGAAACAAATTTCCATTCGATGAGATTGCCAATTCTGAGGCAAGCAATGAAATTATATCTCAACCACAAAAAAATGAAAATAAAGGCAACGCCGCAAGAATACAAGCAACTTTAAATGATAAATACGGTCTGAATATTGCTGTAGATAACATTTATGGAAACGAGACTAAGAAGGCTCTAGTTAAGGGCTTACAGACAGAATTAAATAAACAATATCATAGAGGGTTAGCTGTCGATGGAATATTTGGAACTAACACCTACAATGCTTGTATAAATGTTCGAATAGGAGCAGAAGGAAATATCACATATTTAATTCAAGCAATGTTAGTATGTCATTCATTCGACATAGATGCAGATGGAATATTCGGAAATGCAACAGAAAATGCAGTACGAGAATTTCAAAAAAGAAATGGATTATCACAAGATGGAATAGTAGGAAAGAATACATTCAATAAGTTATTCAAATAAACTTTGGTAGGAGCAATCCTACCTCTTTTTTTATGCCAATTTCGCTATAGCGAAAGGATGCGTTAAATCTTAGACAACAAACTATATCCTAAAATAATTAAAATGCCTTAAAACTCATTCTCATACGTTGAATTTTTGCCTGTTTTTAGCTGTTTGACAAGTTTCGACAGACTTTTCACATAAAATTTGTTATTATATTAAAAAGGAGGACAAGCTTATGAAAGAAGATTTGGAAAAGCTTGAACTAATGATAAAAAATGATAGCCGATATGAAGATATAATAGAGCAGAGTATGCAAATAGATAAATACATAGACAAAATAATTGAGGGAGCATTATAG